GGGAATGGAGGAGAACATGAGTAATCAAGAACATGATAATAAAGGCGCTTTAGGGGCAGTTGCTATCATCGCATTTATGATGGTGGGTTTACCTATCATTATAGGTACATCAATGGGTTGGTTTAATTTATTTGGGATATTAGGGCTATGAATAATATAATATTTGCAATCCTTGTTGGGCTTTTACTAGCAATAATTGTGCAAGGATATTAACCAAATGACTAAAGAGTTCAATTGGCCTAGAATACATAAGTATGAAGAAAACTTTGAACGTGATATTATAGACAGTGTTTATGGATATATATTTCAGTATTATGGTATTGAAGAAATCAAACAACTTACTAAAGAACAAATTTCACAAATTGAAGAGTTTAAAAGTGAGCTGAACGAATATAGTGTATTACAAATAGGTTTTAGTGATTTACTAATGCAATGTGAGGATTTATAATGTGGGTACTTGTCTTTATATATTTTTATGAAACAGTGGCATACGTGGAAAAAGTAACTGTTACCGATACAATGGATAATTGTTTTCAAGCAAGAGATGCGCTTAGTGAATACCATGGTAAAGGTGGTGGTTATTTTAATACAGGTACGCAAGCACTTTGTATCGAAATAAAAGGAAATAATGTATAATAATACTTTACATCTGTTTTAATATGTGCTATAATACATATAGAAACAATAAATAAATAAGGATTATATTATGAATACATTAAATGAAAAAATTATATTAACAGACTGCGATGGCGTCTTAGTAGATTGGCTATACTCATTCGGTAGATGGATGAAAGAAGAACATGGAATCAGTGGTGTGAGCCCTGATGAATATGATCTTGGTAAGGCAATGGGAATGTCTGCACCTGAAGCTAAGAAGTATGTTGAGACATTCAACTTATCTTCAGCAATTGGTTATATGAAACCAGAACGTGATGCAATTAAATATGTACGCAAGTTACATGAAGAGCATGGATATGTTTTCCATTGTATCACAAGTATGAATACTAACGAGTCTGCATATAAAGCTCGTAAGTATAATCTCGATCAACTATTTGGTCCAACAGCATTTGAAAGTTTAGTATCTCTACCATGTGGTGCAGATAAAGATGATGCTTTGTTAAAGTACAAAGATAGTGGATGTTGGTGGATCGAAGATAAACCAGAGAATGTTATCACTGGTTCTAATATGGGTCTTAATTGTATTATGATCGAACACCCTTTCAATAGAGATCGTGAAGATGCAAAATCTGTATCTAAAACAGCTAAAAACTGGAAAGAAATCTATAAATACATTACAGAAGGTTATATATAGGAAAAAACCATGAGTGATATATTTGATTTCGGCTTTACTGCAGTTACTGAGGATGAACTAGAATATTCTCAGAAGGCTGTAGCTAAAGCAACTCAAGCAGTTGATGAAGCTAATTCTGTACAAGAAAGATTAGACGATCTTTATAACTCAGTCATACCACTTCTTACTAATCTAAAAAAGAATCCAGAGAAAGATTACATTCTCTGGCCAAATCGTTTGGATAAAGTAGAAGAATTTGAAACAATGATTACTAAAATCTATAAAGGTTAAATAGTAATGATTTTAACATCAATAGTAATTGGATTAATATGGTCTCAAATCATATCACACCTTGGTGCTTCCATATTATTACATAGATATTATTGCCATAAACAGTTTAAAGTGCCTGGATGGTTTGAGACAATGGGATTAGCAATGTTAATGATAGCATGTATTAGAACACCTATTGGTTGGATTGCATCTCATAGAATGCATCATAATCATAGTGATAGTCCTGAAGATCCTCATGCTCCTAAATATGTGGGCTATTTAAAGGTGTTAACCACAACTTGGTCAATACCAACAATACCTATAAAGTATGCAAGAGACTTATATAAAAATCCAAAATTAGTATTCTGCCATAATCATTGGCTTAAAATATTAATTTCTGTTTGGGCTATATCTTATATCATCTCTCCATATTTCTTTATATCATTTGCTCTTGTACCATTTATCTTTGCTAAGATTGGATTTGGTTTATTAAATACTGTAGGTCATAGCAATGGTCCTTCAAATGTACCATGGTTAAATTTATTTATTGCAGGTGAAGGATATCATAAAAATCATCATGATAACTTTAAAAAAATAAGACTACATAGATATGATACAGCAGGATGGATTGCTGAAAGATTATTTGTTAAAGGAAAATAGATGAAGAAAAATCAATTACCATCAATAATGAAATTGAATATTAATATTGATTTAGATAAACTAAGAAAAAACTGTGATATACTTCACGGTGAAGATAAGTTTGTTGATGTGCGTACAGCTAATCCTGGCCTTTGTATGAATCATGAAGACCTTGTAAAGGATGTCTATGATAACTTTGAACAGATTAATCTTACAACACCATCTGAAATATTACCTCATACATCATCTATTAAAGAAAGATTAAGACGTAGGGAAGAACATCTATATAATGTACCTACAGATGATTATAGGTATTCTTACATTGAAAAAGTAGTAACACAATGTAAAGCACCAGCAAGTCGTATTCGTATTACTAAACTTGCCCCAGGTAAAACCATTCCATTCCATGTAGACTATGATGTATCATATGCAGTACGTTGTATTGTACCAATATATGGAGACAATAATACTGTTAACTTATTTAAACGTAATGGTAAACTAGAAGCATATAATCTTAAATGCGGTACTGCATACTTTCTAAATATAGGGTATCCTCATGCTGTTGTGAATATGAGTGATAAACCTAGAATAGCACTAATGTTTAGTTTGGATGGTACAGATGACTTGCGATAGTAAAGAAAATTATAATAGATCACACTTATGGCCTATAGCACGTGAAGTACAAGTAAAAGGTCATAAGTTATTTCATGAGCAAGAGTTTACAGAACAATCTTATATTGATTATATGAAAGGCTTTGGTGAACTTGAGCGTCATGAACTATTTATGAATTCAAAGGAAGTACCAGAACTATTCTATGTTACAGATAAGCAAGATGACTCTGGTAAGAAAATTGGTATGTTCGGTGGTGGTGAATTAGGTTGGCACTCTAACGGTAATAGTAGACCAGAAAATGATAAGATACTTGTATCCCTCTATTGTGTAGAAGGTGATCCTAATACTACTCTATCAATATGCAACACATCAGATCCTTTCTATGATTTATCTGAAGATGATCAAGAGTATTTTAAGAACATAAGAATACGTCTTAAATTTAAAAATAATACAATGTATGAGTTAGATGATGATGATCCTGAGTTAGAGTTTATGAGTAAGAATACAGGATCTATTAGACCATTGGTTGGTAGACATCCTCATACAGATAAGTATTACTTTTACTTTCCGTATCATTTTATATGTAAAGCATGGCTTGGTACAACTCGTATAGATCACAATGAACTTATTGAAAGACTAAAGCCTATTATTTTTAAAAGTAAGTATCAGACACATCATATCTTCCAAAAGGGTGATATGCTTTTAATGGACCAATTGACTTCTCTACACAGGCGAACACCTGTGATGGGAGATCGTATGTTATGGAGAGCTGCCGGTGACTACTCAAAAATCTGAACTAAGAAACTTTCCGTATGTAAATGTACCTCGTATTAAAGCCGTAGAAATATTACTACTAGCTCAGACGGTAGCAGATACATATTTTAACAGAGGTTCTGGAGAAGCAACTAAAGAATTAGATCATGTTGAAGCTACTCATAGACATTGGGTAAGCAGAATGATTGATCTATCAGATTTTCCATATTGTTATTATACACATGGAGCAACAGACGCTATACATCATTGGGCACTTACCGAAGATAGAAAATGGCAGATACCTGAAGGTGAATATGAATATGCTAATATGATTGGTGGAAAGGGTACAAAAGTTTTAGGTCAACCGTTATATCTTTCTAATCCTTCTGCAGCAACAGGTAATATATTATATTCTAATACCGAACAGCCTGTGATACTTGATTGTACATATGTTAGTTCAACTGCTATAAAAACTATTAATGTACCTAAATGTACAGAGCAAGTATTCTTTTCTTTCTCTAAAGGGTTTGGTCTAGTTGGCCAAAGATTAGGCTTAGTGTATACAAAAGAACCGCATCCAACATTACATAGATTAAAAGAATATGAGAACTGGAACTATGGTGGTGTTAGAACTATGCAATTAATAATGAATAACTTTTCTGTAGATAGCATGTTTAATAGGTATAGAAAGATGCAATTAGATGTGTGTAAAGAATATGAGTTTACTCCTTCAGATGTATTTTACTTGGCTACAACCAAAGATAGATACTATACAAGGCGGAGACGAGTTGGTGATGTTGCTCGCATATGTCTAACACCTTTATTTCAAGATATGTTATGAAATTAAATTTAAAAGATTATGTACAAAGAATACAGCTTATATCTTCCGAACAAGCCGATCAAACAATTAAAGAACTAGATCAGACAGCTTGGAAAGATTTTGATTATAAAGGCTCTGAGAATATTTGTGTTCAGGATAATCCTTCTTTACCATATCAAGTTACAGAAGCAGATTTTCCTAATTTAAGTGATACTGTATCCAAGGCAGTAGATAATTATATTAATAACTTCTTAAAAGATTTACCTTGGTTCTCATATTGGAACGGTAAGACAAGATTTTTTTGGATAAAGTATCCTGCTGGTTCTGATGGTATGGGAGTTCATGCTGATCATGTTAGAAATATATTTGATGGCACAAGGAGAGGTATACCGACACTTACTGTTCTAGGAGCATTAAATGATAACTATGAGGGCGGTGAATTAGAGTTTTGGGAAGATGAAAAGATTAAATTAAAAGCAGGTGAAGCACTAATCTTTCCGTCTAACTTTTTATATCCTCATCAGGTTCTTCCTATTACAAAAGGTAACAGATATAGTTTTGCAGTATGGATATGGTAGACATTCCCTGGCCAGATTTAGGATCTTTTAGTAAAGAGAATGTAAAAGTACCTCTAAAAGAGGATTATAAATTTGAAGATATGTGGTACTTAGATACTAAAGCTGCTTCAACAATCTTTAAAACTCAAGCTGATATAATTACATCAAATCAATCTAAAGGTATTGTAGATGTAGGTTGTAGACACGGTCCAGTATTAGATTATCTAAAGCACGACTTTACATATATGGGGTTTGATACATCTCAAGAACCTATTGATATCGCGACAAACAATTGGAAAGATCATACTAACATAGAATTTAGATGTGAAAGTTGGAATGATACTGAAGTGTTTCTTGTAGATTTTGATGTTGATATGGTTATTTTTAGTGGAGTCTTATTATATAGAGAAGATCATTTTGAATTCTTTAAATGGGTTATGAATTTCTATGGAGCAAAGAAAGCTATTATACAAGAACCATATCATGATCAGAGACACTGGGACGATAAAGTTATACTAAATACAATTACCGAAGATTTACATCAATACTATACAGAATATACTATTGACTCAGTTTTAGTTGATTGTGAGATATTTGCAGGAAGGCGACTTATCCTTGACGTTACGATATAGAGTAGAAAAAAGAACAGTTGATGTTAGTAAACGTAAGTATGTAAATATGGATCCACATAATGATAGACCAGACTATGATCATTTACAGATCCATAATGAATACAAAGGCTATCAAGATGCTATTTACACACCCATAGATATGCCTCGCATTGATATGGATTTAGAACATATTAAATCATTATGGGATGATCCTAAAATGGAAGAAGGTACTACAGCAGGAACGATAGCTGTAGGTAAAGTGTTATTCTTAAAAAAGAATATGTATAGAGAAATAGATGGAGATGCACCTTGGTTTGATTGGGCTAAAAGTGAAGTACCAGAGTTATGTGACTTTATAGATCAACTGCCTTTTAAGACAATGAGACAATGTGCATTTGTTCAACCTCCTGGTATAACACCACCACATTATGATGAGCCTATCTATATGACTCCGCATCTAAGAGATAGTGCTCCATCACAGTATAGAATACGTTGGTCAAATGTAACAAAACCAGATGAAGAAATTTTCTATATGTCTAAAGATTCAGGTGCAACTAAAGTTTATCCTGTGTTACCAGAGGAGACTAATACATATGTATATGATGGATCAGTTTGGGAACACGGCACTGATAGAGGCTTTACAATGGATCAACGAGCTTTAATTGTAATGTCTGGTGTTGTTGATATACCTAAACATCAACAACTTCTTAAACTGTCTATGGATAAGTATAAGGATTATGTATTACATGATAGACAATTTAGCACCTTATCTTAAAGTTAATCTAACTATTCCTTTAGCAGATATAAAAGCAGAAGCTGAACATCTAAAAAATATAGGATTATATGCTGAACATAGAAGTGAAGATGCCCAAGGTTGGAATGTTTTTACACTGTTCGGTCAAGGACCTTTTATAACTATTGGTGGTGATTGGGGCGATAAAGAAAAATATCATTGGACAGACCTTGCCGTTAAACATTGCCCTAAAACGGTAGAATGGCTACAAGCACTTCCATATAAAGAAATATATCGTGTTAGATTTATGTTTTTAGAACCTCAAGGGTATATAAAAATTCATAATGATAAAGAACCAGATGAAGAAATAGGTTATACGCAAGTAGATCATGCCATGAATATTGCCATATCTCATCCACAAGATTGTTATATGAGAATGGTATATAAAGATATGTGTCATGATGTTCCATTTGAGGATGGGTCTTCATTCTTTTTTAATAATAGATATTTTCACTATGTTATGAATGAATCACAACAAACAAGAATACATATGATAATACACGCAAAGTGGCAACCTTTAAGTGTAGAATCACCTGAACTAAAATTACAAGATATTGGTTATAAAGATCACACAGATAAAGTTTATAGTAATAACCATTGGAACAATAGAATGGCATTAGATGAAAAAATCCAAGCATATAGCCCAGACTTGTCTGGTTATAGTAAAAAATCTTAGTCCATCCGGAGACTATATTGAATTAGGTATTTGTCGTAATTATACTGATAGTATGATATATGAATTAACTAATAAGGTACCGGAATTGCATATACACTGTGTGGATTCATACGAACAAGCTATGAATCATATAGAAAATTATAACTATGCCTTTGTTACTGTAGAGGGTAGTTTTATAGAATATTATAACCTATCTTTTATACTTGATCGAATGGTTGAAGATGATATAGCATTAATTGGACATGTACTTAACGTTAATGGATATTATGAATTACACGATCAGTCATTTTGCCTAGATGTTAATAAATGGAAATCTTCGAGTAAACCACATATTAGAAAATCTGTTATCAATCAAGCTTATGCAGTGAAAAGAGATCCTAACAACATACATGATGATTATACACCAAGATGGATCAAACCTGATTTACACTTCGAGTCTCCCTATAAAATACCAGTGGATGGTTCTAACTTAGGATCGTTATTAATATCAGAGCTAATAGGTAATAACTATAATATATCTGCCTTTAATGATTTAGAAAGAGCACACAAATATTATCTGTACGGTGGAACAAAGTGGTTTTACTCAGCACTATTTTGGAATCAAAACTATTCATTTTGTAATGAACCGCTTGAGCAAATGATGCAAGAGATACCACAACATCACGAACAATATTGGGGTATAGCATCTCCTTATTATATTTTAGCTATGTCATATGTTAATCCAAAATGTAAACAATGGCACGTGTTTGATAATAGTGATACTCAATTGATATACTGTAAATGGGTATTAGACAAGCTACCTCAATTTAACTTTGATGTACGTGTGACTTTTAAAAAGTTTTTAGAAGAATATCCATGGATTAATAGCAATGAATTTGAATCTGATATTACAAATCCTTACCTTGGAGAAATCATAGATTACATTCAGAGTATTGTTAAACCTTATGATTTAGGAGAGATTATATATATTAAACAAAACATATGGGTTGATCAAGAAGTTAAAATAAAAGATGTCCCAACTCTTGCTTACATATCTAACGTATTTAGATACACGCCAGCAAGCCAATGGTATACTTTATCAAAGCAAAAAGATTCTGAAAATAAGATGATAAATATATTACGGGCAAATAATAACATACATACTATCATTACTGATATGAAAACGGAAATAATACAATGATAAACAGTTCACCGCTCTATAAGAACATAAACGGAAAACCACAAAGTTATAATATACCTGAAGGTAATGTTATACTTATTGGAATACCTGCTGCCTTTTCTCCAACATGTACAGATAAACATTTGCCAGAGTTTGCAGCAAATATTGATAAACTAACAGAACATAAAGTTGTTTTTATATCAGTAGAAACTCCATACACAATGGCTGCATGGAATGAACAGTATGGTCATCCTGATATAGATTGCGTAGCAGATCCCTTAGGTACATTTAGTGAAACACTTTCTGAAATAACAGGTACGTGGGAAGATATTATGGGTAAGACTTGTAAACGATTTGCATATCTAATAAAAGATAATATGGTGGTAAAGAAATTTAATGATCCATGGTTTACAGATATATATGAGGATATAACTAATGAAAATAACTGATCAAATAGTAAATCAATATATTATAGAAGTACCTGAATTAATTGACTGGCTTCCTCCTAGAGAAGAACTTTGGAGCCTAAGAGGTGAATTGCTTGGTGATGATCAGAGATCCTGGGATGGTCAAATATGGTATAGAACAAATGATGACCCTAGGATTCAATCTGCAATTGATATGATTGATAGAGAGTATGTTGATGAAGGAACAGACATTACTCCTTACCTAACAGTAAAGGAAGAGGGTAAGTGGATGAGACCTCACATTGATAATGCTCCAGGTCGAAACGTGGTTTTAATCTACCCTATTGCTCCTCTTGACTATGATATTGTTTATGTTGATAAATGTGAAGCAGGAATGGAAGAATCAGATACAGATTTTTATAGACGACCATATGAAGATGGTCTTGATTATGAATATAAGGAAGTTTTTAGACATCAGTACCGTTGCCCTACTTTCTTAAACACTAAACACCCTCATGCTGTAGAAGAAAGAAGGGAACGTAAGATGCTTTCTTTTAGAGTAAACTTTGGAGATATTAATTGGGAGTTTGATGATGTCGTTAATCACTACAAATCAGGAAAAATGTTTCATACTTGAACTTCCTAAGTTTAGAGTTGATTTTGATATAAAAACTATTGATCTAAACAAACCAGATGATGTGTGGAATGGTGTTCGCAATTATAAGATAGACTTACCAGAATTATCATCTATATCATATGATTATAGAGAACCACCTCAAGCATGGCTAACACACAAACTTCCAGAGTATTATATAAAACCACATATAGATACAGATAGAGATGCTGTATTAATTATACCTATTGACCCTAAACATTATAACATACATTTCTTATCTGATATATCTAATGAGGAATCAATAATATATACACATCAATATAAATGTCCAACAATGCCACATGCAAAGATACCACATTTTATAGATGATATGAATGTAGAAAGATTTTTTATACAAGTATCATTTTACTTTAAAGATTTTAATTGGGAGAGACTTCATGAGAATTTTGCCTTACATTATAGGAGGTAAGAAAAACACAAATCTCAGTTATGAAGAAACTGACTTATGTAATGATGCTTTTCTACAACTACAGGTAGAGAAAGGTACAGATAGATTATCAGACAACTATTCCTTTTCAAATCTAAATTTAGATAGAATGGTAATGTTTAACTTTGTATTTGATAATAACGAACCCGTGTTATGCTCTGGATGTGAGAATATATATCATGGTGTTGTAAGAGTTATGTCTAGGTATTATCATTACAAAGACTTTAGAACAGACGGTACATCTATGTTTGAAAAAGTAGATGACTTTAAAGAGCTTACCTATTGTGTAGATAATCTTGACGTGCCTCTTATAATATGGACACGGGAATTCAGTAAAGGTTTCTTTACTAAACTTAAAAGAGCACGCCCTGATATATTTAAAGAGTGGAATGTATATCCAGATAAGCTACAGATAGGAAGCCCACCTTTAAAGAAAGCAAATAATCTACAGTATGTATTCTATAAAGGTGATATTAACTATCTACGCAACCCACAATAGCATCAGCTTTTTTGCAGATTATTTAAAACAGCATCAACACTATCTTCTGATAAGATTACATTAGCAACAGCAAATAGTGAAGGATCGCATGTTGTAAACACTGTATGAACCTTACAGGTATTTAAAAAATATACTCTGCCATGTTCAAAGTTTACTATTTTCTCATCTAAAATAAAATAAGTGTTTGGTGGATTGCAACCGTATATAGGAAGAAATAATCTAAATGAGCTCAATTCTCTTGTAAATTGATCCCTATGAGGGGGAAACATACCAGTTGCATTCATCTTAATAAAGTGTGTTCTACCTAAATGATTTTCAAAAGGTTTAAATGCATCCTCTACTAAATTCCATAATTCCGTTTTTTTATTAAAATCTGTTTCATCTAAGTTTAAATTATGTTTAATATTATATTCTTTTACAGAGTCTAAATCCGGTATACCAGACATGCCACCATCTAAGCTAGTGATACTTAATCCCCATCTATCAATCTTTTTACGAGGATTGTATTGTATCCAATCATTTTCATATAATTTTAATTGTTTTTCAACTTCACTGGTCCTTATCTTTTGACGTAGCCCATATACATCACCATATCTACTCAAGCATTCATATAACATAATTTTTCCTCGTGTAACATAATTGTAACACTTTTGCTGTATTTACAATTAATTTAAAAAAAGTTAATTTAGTTGTTTACATCTATATCTATATGTGTTATATTAGTTATAGAAACAATAACTAAGGAATTACATTATGTCAAAGATTATTACAGAATTAACTAACTCAATCCGTAACGCAATCGTTAACCCAGAAAATTTAGATATCAATGGTGACATCATCTGGAATTTTATAGATGCTGATGCTTATCACGAATGCTTTAAATTCTATTCAAGTACAGAAGGCTTTTATAAAGACTTTGATAAAATTGCTCTTACAATAAGATCAGAAAATGATACACAAGGTTGTGCAGACTGTGAATGGATTAAAGACGAAACAGACGGTGACATCACTAGATGTGATGAGTGTGCATTATAAAAAAACTTTTAAAAAGGCGATAATAATGCTTTACATCGCCTTTCTTATATGCTATACTACTTATAGAAACAAACAGAAAGAATATATTATGATTATGACATCAACTCAAAAAGCAGACCGTTTAGCTCTTATCAAAAAGATCGGCGACCGTCGCAATAAAATGGCTAAACTTAAAAAAGCATCTGTTAAGCAGGTTAGAACTGTTAATGCTAGACCTGTTGTTCGTAAGACTAATGTAATGCAAGAGCCTGCATATCGTGAGAACATCTACCAATGGACTGACGCATCTAANTATGCTGATCAATACTATGGTGACACAATGCGGGAGACTACAAAATTCGATAACGATTGGGACTAGTCTCAGTTGTTTCGAAAAACCTAACTGCCAATGTACATGGTATTGTTAGGTGGGTATGACCATCTGGTACCGAAGGAAACCCAGGCGTTTGCTACTGACGGGAAAGTAGATAAGGGGAGGGGCACTGCAGAAAGTCCCTCCCACGAAAACTATTTTAACTAGCGTCTCGTACGGAGGGCATTGCCTAAAAGTACACTTCCTTTTTGTTGTTTCTGAGGCGCTACTTTAAATAGTTTGGAGATTTATATGAGTATGCATATGATACAGGGCGTTCAAGTCCATGGTAAATCTAAAAGAAAGAAAGCACCCGGGTGGAAGAAAGCACAAGAGAAGCACGAAGCCTTCTTAAAATCAATGGGTGTGAAGAATAAACCTAAGACGGAGTATCGTACTGAGATACCTGATTATAATACAGGTCCTAGAATGACTTCAGATAAGGTTGCTGGTAATGGTACTAAGAGAGAAGCTAATAAATATACAGGTACTCTTATTAAAGGTATTGCTACTATGCACAAGTCTAATGCTGTTCCTATTCTTAATAAGGATCAAGCAATAGAAGTATCAAAGATGGGAAGCTAATGTTTACAATTGAACACGATCATGAATATAATGAAACTGTTGTAACAATTCTTGATACCACCGAAGAGTTTGAGGATGTTACTGTACACTTCACTGCAAACGGTGATGCTTTTATCAGACAATGGGAGGATAATTTAGATAATTTTAATGTAATTGGAATGACTGCGGATATGTACCGCAAACTTATGAAAGCCTGGGAATTACCTCAAGGCGCATACCACTTTAAACAAGGAGAAAATAATGTTGACACGTAATGAAATGATTAGTCAATTGTTAAAAAAAGAATGCCGCGTAATATTTACCAAAGTTAATGGTGAAGAGCGTGATATGATTTGCACGCTTATGGCAGAAGCTCTGCCGNCCAGAGNAGCTACCNCAGATGAAANAGCTGAGCACNNAGNGGTCAATGAAGAAACAATTCCAGTTTGGGATGTTAACAAGCAAGCATTTCGGTCCTTCCGTGTAGAGAATGTATTATCATTTACATAATATAAATAATAATTTAAACGGAGGTACTTATATTGTATATTGATGAGAATATGTTGTCACTACTATATGGTGTAGGATGCGCTGTATGCGGATTTTATGTTCATAAGAATTACTTTTCAAAATCACGTGATGAAATTGTTAGTGATACAATTGAGTACCTTTGTGAACAAGGCTTTGTAAAACACAACTGGGACGAAAATGGTGAAATAGTTTTACACCCATATAAAAAATAAATTAAAAAAAGTAAAGAAAACACTTTACATTTGTTTTTATATGTGTTATAATAGTTATACAATCAAACGGAGATATATTATGGCTGTTAAGAAAAAGACTAAGGCGTTACCAAGAGCACGTAAAAAAACTGGTTTTGGTGCTGCACCTGAGAATAACTTTCGCAACTTTAATGAATACATTCGAATGGAAGTAGATAAGAAAGATATTGCATCTCTTATCAAAACTTATATTCGTGCTACGTTTGACAAGCCTACCCAGCGGGTCTATCTTGCTGCACCAGAATATGCTTTTACACCCAAGCACTTTATTGCTTCTACTATTTTGTGGGAGCAAAAAGGGCACGATTTCCCTCCCAATTGGAATGCAAAAGCTGCACTGGAAACATTCTTTGAATATATTACTGTACTAGGTAATAAAGCCTTAACGGCTAAGGAAGAGAATGTTGTAGCAATTAAGCCTCGCAAAACACCAGCTGAAATCATAAAAGAAAAAACATCTGAGTTTATTGGCAGTATTGAGAATATTCTTGATACATACTTTGACGATAAACATGAAGTTCAGATGAAGTATTCTATATATGATGAACTGACTAAAGATGCTTATCCTCAGTCGACAGCTAGTGCAGTTGTTTCTTACTACACACCATTGCGTGATGAACTCAATGAGTTGGTTACAAAAAAGACCCCTGATCTGATTGAGGGTTATGAAAATGTACCAACACGTGCTAGAAAGAAATATCTGGAATTCGTTCAGCACATTATAGATGATGCGCAAAAGTACATCATGAGCAAAAAAGCTACACGTGCACCTCGTAAACCTAGAGTTAAGAGTGCGGATAAACAAGTAGCTAAGATGCAGTTCTTGTTGGAGTCTAAAGAATATAAGATCAAGTCAATACACCCAATGATGGTTGTTGGTGCTATGAGATTGTATACCTTTAACACTAAATATAAACAGCTGACCGAATATGTAAGCCGTAAAGCAACTGGGTTTGAAATCAAGGGCACTTCCTTAAAAGGGTTTGATCTTGAATTATCAAGGATGACAAAGGTAAGAAAACCTTCTGAAGTCCTCCCAGTTGCTTTAGGTAAAACACCTAATCAAATTAATAAGATGTGGGGAACTCTGACTACTAAGACAGAGGTGCCTAACGGAAGACTAAATAAAGAAACAATTATATTAAGGGCTATGGATAAATGAGTGAAGCAGTTTTCTTGAATAAAAGTAAATTCTCTCGTATGGTAGAAACTACCGTATTTGGCAAAAAGTTATCCTATATGGATGCAGTGATAGATGTCTGTGAAGAAACAAACATTGAGCCCGAAGATGTAAAGAAATTTCTCAACGGTGTTATCGTTGAGAAACTAGAGGGAGAGGCTATGAATTTGAACTATCTCCCTAGGCAAAATAGTTTACCTTTTGAAGAATAAAGGGTTTACATTGAGCCGAAAATATAGTATGATATTACAGTAATACTTCAGCAATATAAAACATAAGGAAAATATAAATGTCTTTTGCAAACCTAAAACGTAATCGTGATCAAATCTCAAAACTTATCTCAGCCGCAGATGCAGCTGGCGCCGGTTCAGGTGGTGGTAAGAAAAACTATGGTGATGATCGTGTTTGGAAACCAACGGTGGATAAAGCAGGTAATGGCTATGCTGTACTGCGCTTTCTTCCAGCAACCGAAGGTTCTGAATTACCATGGGTCCGTTATTGGGATCATGGATTCAAAGGGCCAACAGGTCAGTGGTACATAGAAAAATCATTGACTTCAATTGGTCAGCAAGACCCAGTGTCTGAGCACAACTCAGAACTCTGGAACTCGGGTATTGACTCGAATAAAGAAGTAGTTCGTAAACAAAAGCGGCGACTACACTATGTAGTTAATGCAATGGTTGTTTCTGATCCAGCTAATCCTGCTAATGAAGGTAAGATTGTGTTGTATCAGTTCGGTAAGAAAATCTTTGATAAAATCATGGATGTTATGCAGCCACAGTTTGCAGATGAATCACCTATCAACCCATTTGATTTTTGGGAAGGTGCACACTTTAAACTAAAGATTCGTCAAGTAGAAGGTTATCGAAACTATGACAAGTCTGAGTTTGCATCAGCAAGTGCTTTGTCTTCAGATGAGAATGAATTGGAAGAGATTTATGGCAAGTTACATGATCTAACAGAATTCTCTGATCCTAAGAACTATAAATCATATGATGAGTTAAAGGCTAAGTTGAATAAAGTGTTAGGTACTAGCACTATGACAACTCAAGCACGTGAAGAGTTAGAAACAATTTCTGCAGCACCTTCTCCGGTTGCTTCTGAAGCACCTGCCTTTGCGGCAGCTGTGGAGCCAGTAACGGCAGAAGCTATGGAGAGTACAGGTACTGATGACACTATGTCATACTTTGCCCGTCTTGCAGCCGAAGATTAATATTAATTAAATATCTTAAAGGGGCGGGGTTTATTCTCCGCCCTTTTTTTAGTAACCTGAAGGTCCTTTTTTACCTGTATTAACAGTATCACCAAAGCCATCATTACTAGATCCTGATAATCTTAAAGGACCAGGGATATTGTTAATCGACACACTATTTATTGGATTATTCTGGCTATTATCTTGATATAATAATTGTCCTGTACCACCTCTATCAGCATTTTTAAGTAACATAGCCGAGTCTTGTAGGTATTGACCACTAGTTATATTACCACCCTGCAATTGTTTTAAGAGAATATCACTTTGTCTTTCAATGTTTCTTAATTCTATATTTTTAAGCTCTTGAGTAAGACTAATTTCAAGTTCATCAGTATTTACAAACTTTTGTATTCTCTCTGGTAATATATCATTAATCTTTCCAACCATGCTAATCATTAGTTTTTGTGGCATCTCTGATAAGAAAGCTGTTAATCTTTGAAACTGTAGTTGAATATTTAACCAAGATCCTTTTAAATCTCTCATTGCATTATCACCAGCAGTTTGGAAAAAGGAGCTTATGTCTTTACCAAATTTCTTTCTTGTACCATCTACAGAGTCGATTTCTGCTTTTATAGCCTTTTCATCTTCTGGTGGTACTTTATATATTTCTTTAATCTTTGCTACAAGGTTTTTAATACCTGTTATTGGATTTAGTGTAAAATCTTTATCTGTAAATTCTGCACCAGTTAAAGATTTAACTAGGTTCATTATTGGATCATTAACTATTAGATCAAATAGCCATTCAACAGAATCAACTGTACCGAATGCAGCTAACTTTGTATCTTCCCATAATTTCTTAAATACTGCATTTGAACCTTCTTTATCATTAAGTTTACTTAATTTTTCAATATAGTTAGCTGCATTTATAAAAAGATCAAACGGTGCCTTAACAATAGTTTTGATAGTGTCTTCAAAGCTTACATCTTTAGCAGCCTGTAAAAATCTAGCTAAACCAGACTTTGAAGTATACACTCCATTTGCATCAGTCTCCAGACCAAACATTTTTCCAACACCCCAGACTAATCCATTTTTAAGTAGATCCAAAGGTGCTCCAATAAATGATGCAACAAACCCAGAAAACCCATCACCAAATTTTCCTAGAAATGTTTCTTCATCTGATTTACCAAAATCTACAAATCCTTTATATACAGAAATTAAAATGCCTAATGGCCAAAGAATTTTACCCATAAGTTTTGAAATAGGAGCCAAAGTGCTACCTATACCACGTACTGAACCACCAAAAAATTTAGTTACTGATGCTCCTATCTTAGCACCTGGTCCTAAGAAATAAGCACTTAATGCAGTACCAACTACAGTTAAAGGACGAAGAAAAGACTTAATTTGGATACCAAGCCTAGGTATTAATGTTTTAAAGTTAGTTTTAAACTTACTCTTTGTTTCTTCAATTATATCACCAATCTTTGTTGTAAATCCAGTAAGACCATTAAGCTTCTTAATAAGAGGTAATTCCCAACCACGTAACCCTACCATAGTTAAACCTAGTGCACTAATACCAGCAAGAAATGTTCCTAGCTTTCCGGCTAAACCCATTAAACCAAATAAACCAACATTAAACTTATCACCACCACTATTTCCATCAATCTTAGTAGCTTTGGCAGGCTTGTCTGATTTCTCGGACTTACTTTCTCGTTCTTTCTCAAGGGCATCTAATCGTGCACGCTCTTGAGTTAAGAACCATTGTTTAAAGTTCCTATTGAGATTAGCAGTCTCTGTATTGTTCTTATGTAATTGCTTTACTACATCTTCGAGATTAGTTGCCATTGTTCCGCCTTTTGGTTTCTTCTTCTTGTTCTTTCAAATGCGTTTCAAGCATTGTTATATAAACTTCTTTTTCCCATGGTATTAAACTGTCTATCTCATTCAAACTATAGTTATGGTGTTGCATTAAAGCAAAGTTATTTCTATAGTAATTAATTATACTATTATGAGACAGACATACTAGAAAAAATCTTGCATACCACTTAGTGTCATTTCATTATCTTTATTACAACTATGACAAACAAATTTAACATCATGTTTAAGTGTTGGCATATCTTCCATATATTCTTTAATGGCATTAAGATCACTAGTATTCATAGAGTTAATAAAGTTATCTTGGTCAACTTTACTTTCACCAGCAAAGATAATTCTTTCTTCATCAGTAACCACTGTCTTAATACACATCTTAATCATATCAAATGTTGATTCAGAGCTTGATTTACCAGCTGTAGTCTTTGATTCATTTACTACACTATTATAAGTAGGCCATTGTAGCTCTAATGATATATCAGAGTTTAATTCAATAACAGATCCTTCTAAGCTCATATTACCTTTTACATTAATATTATCAATTGGTATTGATACTTCATTAGATTCTTCACATTGACCACAAGCTAATGATAATTTAACATTTTCTCCAACTGATCTTGATCTTAGTTGTGTAAACATAAATTCAATATCAAATGTTGTTAGCTTAGATGTGTTTAATTCACCTTCGGCACAAGCTTCTATAGTGTCAACAATAGATGATAAAATCTGTGTTTCATCTTTTGATTCCATAGCAAGTAAAAGAACCTTTTCTTCCTTAACTAGAAAGGGCCTAAATCTAATCTTTTTCTTTGTAGAAGGTATGATCAATTCATACTTGGGTTGGTCGTTTAGTTTCGGTAAAGCCATAATAACTCCATGTTATGATATCCAGTCGTCGTAGCTGAACTGGATGTTTAATTCAAGCAAACCATTTTGCTCACTATTTAGTTGAAGAGCATTAATAGTAGTTGGAAATGCTCTAATCAATTTACATTTATATACTTCAATATCACTTGTAATGCTGAAATCAAATAGATCAGCTAAGTTATTTGCAGTAAAGTCTATTTCAAAATTAACAGAAAGACCGTTGCGTTTTTTCTTCTGTAATTGAGTAATTTCTATATCAAAGACATAATCATCTTTGTATTTTAATTCTTTTGTTTGGAAGTCAATGATCCTAGATTGCCATTCATCAAAGTATTCTTTAATGCCGTAATCATTCATTACATAGAATGTCATAGAAACATCCTCTTCAGCATATCCATAAGCAACTTTTTTCTGCTTCATGCCAATGATACGCTCTTGAGTAAGTATCTGACGACCAGGCAATTGTACATCTTTACAAAGCAAGTTAAGATCATATGATGCTTCTATACCTAAGTTTGGTAATTGCACTTTCCATAGGTTAGCTTGAGCAAGCCCACCCTTTTTACCTATAAGAGATTTCATCTGATCAACGCTAAAGGTCATATCATTTTCCTTGACTGTTTATACACTTGGTTGGAAGAAGCACCTTTCCATTGAGCCATAGGTAAGAATGTAGCAATTTCCCATTCTGATGGTGGTACTAATGCCAATCTACTTTTAACGTGTGCTGTGAGATAGTGTTTTATTGTAGGTTTAAATTCTTTAAACTTAGATGAGCCATTGAGTAACTCATAACTAAGTTTTAGTCTTGTTGTTTCATTGTACTTATCATTATTCTTTAGATCAATTAAACCATCTAGTAGTTTAGCTCTTAGAATTGGTGGCAAGTAATGTAAGTTTAATCCCATAAAACCACCTTTAGCATCTCCTATAACAAAGATAAGAGGAAACTGGTCATAGTATGGTAATGTATCTTTATGCTTTGGATCATAAAAGAACATATACATATTGCCTATTACACTAGTTTTAGATAGTTGTAGAGACTCCGCACGCATTAAACCTTCACGATTGATTCTGCGCATTGATTGCGCACGCTTACGGAACCATTCACGTGATTGGTCAGTCCTTGGTGTGATACCAGCTCTGAGTGCTTCTGCGGATATTCTATTAAATAAGTTTTTGCTCATGATGTTATTTATACTATTTTTTAGTAGTTTTTTTCTTTGTCTTGAAAGGTTTTAGAGGTTTAATTGATTTTAGTCTTTTAATTGGTTTAGGCATAATACCCATCTTAATTAAAGTATTCTCTGTCCATATCTGAAAACCCCAGTCTCTATCTTTAGCATATATTCTGGCTGCTTCCCATTTGTTTTCGTTCTTAATGTAAGATAGGCTTTCGTTAATATATCTTTTTGTTTTCTTCCCTGGATACTCTGGTGGTCTTGTTTCTTTATCTGGTTTAATCTCTATAAGATCAACAGATCCGTCTTTCCATGTGATCTTTAGATCCATAAAATATCTATGATACCTCTTATCTACAGCATAAAGATATGGTATTACAACTTCCTCGCTTGACCAATACTTAACAGCAGTGCTTTGATCACACCAATTAAAACATTTTAGCTCCCAACTTGATCTATATGTTATCTTAGTGAAGTCACCTTTATACTTTTCAATGTTCTTTGGTCTAAATTTACCACTATGAGCCATGATTTACCTTATAAATAATACTAATTACTTCTATATATTAAGGTTATAAGATGATCAATGAACCAAAAGGCCCGTATAATTTCCCAATCGACGATACAAATGAGTATCCCGCTGAGATTGTATTTCGTCAAATTAACATAGCACCTCTGACTGCAAACGATTTACTAAACTTTGTAAAAGAAATCAACTTAGCCGAAATGAATGTTGAAGGTATTTCTACAGAAAGAGATGGTCTAGGTTCTTCTATAGCAGTAACAGATATAGAAGAAAAAACATTAACTCGAAGTATTAAGAGAACACCATTAGAAGCAAATGGTGATTGGTGGGTATCATTATATATGCCACAAAGTATTCCTTTTAATGATGGTGTTGCATATCAGAATGTGGAACTTGGTGCTATTGGTGCTGGAA